TTTTTGATTATTAATATATATTCTTCTAGCATCACTATCAGATATTTGATCCCAAGAGATAGTAGTTCCTTTATACCATTTTCTTAAATAAGATGAACTATCTAGTATATTGTAAAGACCAACTGTAGAATCTCTATGTAATTCATATATAAGTTTATTATTTTGTTTAAAAATATTAATAGGTTTTAAATAATCTCCTTGTTTAAATTCATATTTATTAAAATCAACATTAGGAGATATTGTGTAACCTATATGAGCTAAAGAAGAACTGGCTACTTCAGAATTTGCTAATCCTATTTGACCTAAAGAATATACATTTGGATGTAATCCAGCTACTTTATATGCTAATGATTTTCTTAAATCTTCTTTAATAGATTCTTTAATTTTTTCAATAGTTTTAGGAAATATTACTTTAAGTAAAGAACCTCCACCAACTAATGCTCCCCAAAAACCTCCTGCATTATTAGTAGCTCCATCTAAAACACTATCAACTAAATCAGCTAAATCTTCAGAACTTACTACTCTTTGTTGAGCTGCCGGAGGCATATTTAATAATTTTTTACAAATAGTAGCAGCAACAGCTTTCATTACTTTGTTTCTAATATTTTCTTTAATACTAAATGGATCAGCATCTCCATCTAAATCATCTATATAATTACCTATTTTATAACAAATAACAGTTGCTATAATTGATATAGTATAGTTTATATTTTGATCATTAATATTTAATCTATCAAAACTTTGCATACCACCAGTAATAGCAGTACCAAATCTAGTTTTATCATTTTCTTGTCTTTCAACATATACTATTCTAAATCCACTAATGTTTTCAGCTAAATCTTTAGGTATATTAACATTAAAATCTATATAAGTAGAATACATTGTCAATTTACTACCATTATAACTTGATAATAAAGACATAGGATTATTATACACTTCATTAAAATCAGGCATTTTAATATCACCTATCCAATTAACATAAGAAGCTTGTCCTTTTTTATTATAAAAAGTTATTCCAAATCTATATACTTCTCCTCTTTGCCAAGATACTTGACAACTAGCTTTATAAGGACTTTTTAATGAACTAAAACTACCATTGTTTTTAGTTATGTGATTAGGTACAGAAGTTATTAAATTACTATTATCTACATCAGTTTTAATTAAAGGAGCTCTATTTATATTTATTTGATTAGTATCAACTACCATTGTAGTTGTACCAAATGTATAACTAATATTTGGTCCTATACCTCCTACAGTAACTCCATCTTGATGAAATTTATATTGTTGATTATTATACCAATTTGCAGGAGTACCAGTAGGATTTAATCCAAAGATTTTACCACTTTCATCATTGTATGGATTAATAACATCTAATTTTAAATTACTCGGATAATTAGTTCCAGTAAAAGTATTAATAGTATTATCTAATTCATAAGTAGAAGATTGACCTTCAGTATTAAATCTGTAAGCTCTGTAATCTACATCAACTTTAAACATATCATTTATAGTACTAGCTGCAAATAAAATATTATCTTTAACTTCAATAGTTTTAGCTTTTTCAAAAGGAGCATACATTATATTAAACTCTTCTGTAGTTAACAAAAAAGTATCACTATATAAATCAGTAAAACTTTCAAATTGATTTTTATATAAAGAAATTTCTTTATAAGGATAAACAAATATTTCAGGTAAATTAGGTTGACTATAATGTATTAAAGCATATTGAATCATTTGATAATCCTTATCAATATTAGGTATATAAAACTCAATACCTTTATCAGAATCAATAACTTCTTTAGTATCTGTAGCAGCCATAATATCTGTAGTATATTCTATTGTATCAGCTAATGGGTATCCAAATTCACTATTAAATTCATTACCTTCAATAACATCTATTAAATTACTACAAGTACTAAAATTAGTTAAATCTCCATTTTTACTTAATAATCTATAAGTTAATTGATATTTACCTTCAGGCAAATTTCCTTTAATTAATCTACTAATAACAGGACTATCTAAATTACATTCAGATACTATATTTAAAGTTCTAACAGGAGTTTGTATAATATCTGTTAATAAACCTATAGTGTTAATACTTCTTACTGGATTAAAATTATTATCAGTCCAATATATTCTTGAAAAGTTTTGATTTTCATATTTACTAATAGCTTTAATTCTTTCTACATTATTAAAATTTAAATTTCTATTATACATCATGTGATTATTAACAGTTAGTTCATAACCATTAATAGCTCCTGATATATTATCAGTAGTACCTAAAAAATCACATCTCCATATTTGACCATAACCATTATCAGATAAATTACCTACAGTATTACTTTTTGTAAAAAAAAATAATTTTTCTATTCCATTTCCTTCAATTATTGATATTCCTTCAATTGCTTTTAAATTTTCTTGAGCAGGTACAACTTGAGGATATTCTCCATTAATTTCATAAGTAGCAGCTGGTATAGTTGTAGGAAATTGAATTTGTAATTTATTACCTTTCTTATTCTGAACAACAGCTGTACTTAATCCATTATCAGTTAATAAAGTTATATTAGTTGCTGATAAATAATTACCTTCTTTATAAAGAGTTTTAGCTAAATCTTGATTAATTCCTTTAGAAAAAGTATTAAGTATTTGATTATTTTGTTTTTCAGCCATTATAAGAAATAGTTTGTATTATTATTTAATCTATTACCTAAAGGCATTTGACTTAGTTCTCCTAATCTTTCAAAGAAACTTGAATGTCTATTTATTTTAGGTAATAATTGTAAAGTTTGATTTTTCCAAGATTCTAATTGATCAATAGAAGGTTGATGTCCATGTTCATTAGCTTTACCCATATACCAACTACATTGTTGAACAGAATAATCATGAACATGTTTTTCTATTTTACTTCTTCTAAGCATTTTATAATCAAGTTTTTCTATAATATACCATTGAACAGCCATTTTATAAGCAACATTATCTGGTATCATAGGATAACCATTATCATCAACTGGAAAAGCTTTGTAAGCTACTAATATTTTACAATCTTTATTATCAAAGTTTGTTATAATATAATTATCATTAATTTTATAAGTAGGATCTACAGGAAATAAATTACTTGTTCCTCCTATATATAAATTTTTATTAAAAGCTACATTATAAGCATTACTAAAATTTATAACAGGATTACCATTAGCATCATAACTAATAGGAGTTTCAAAATTAGCATAAGAATTATTAGTGCTACAATTACAATCCTGAGTACATTTACATGCTTTAAATATAGGATGAAAAGTTCCTGTAGATTCTCTCATTGGAAATTGTCCAGCAGGAGTTAATCCAGCTACTTGAACTCTTTGTTTCCAATCACAAGGTAATCTATATTTACCTTTTACTCCATTTAAAGAAGCTACTTTATCTATATATTGACCTGGAACTCCAATTAAATCTAAAGCTTCAGCAGCCCATTGAATTAAATCATCTTCAATAAAATCAGATTGTTCATAACCACCATCTCTAATTACATTTCCTATTATTTGAAATACTGATACATATTTATCTACAAACATTATTCGTAAAATTTAAGATTAATACCTTTTTTAATACATTCATTTATAAATCTTTTATTAGTCCTACAAGGTATAAACTGATAAAAAGATTTACAAGGTGTATTACTTTTCTTTTTAGACCAATGACATCTAAACTCATATCCATCTGAATGTCTATTTTCATGAAATATAAGTTTTTTCTTTTTTTTAGCTTCAGGATTTCTAGCCCAAAGTTCTTTAGTAGCTTTATAATTACAAGCTAATTTGCTTATAAGTTTATTGTTTTCATCAATTTTATATCTTCTTTTAAATTGTTTTATTCTTAAAGTTCCTAATCTACAAGGAATTGTAAATTCATAGTTATTTAAAACAATTTTTTGTTGATATAGTGTTTCTAAAAAATCTTTAAGTATATTATTGTAAACAGTTTTCTTTACATTATATATAGATTTTTTATCTATCTTTGAAATATAAAATTCATATAAATCTTTTACTTTATAATCAGCTTTAATTTTACCTAAAGATCTTTTTGGTATTCCTAAATCTTGTTCCATTATTCATTAACTTGTTTAGGATTTATTTTACCATCATTACTATCATCAATAGTTTGAGTTTGAGGCATAAATTTCTCTAATACCATTTGAGTAATAATAGGAACCATAGAATATTTAACTGGAAAAGCTGAATCATCAGAATAACAAGGTTCATTTCCACAATTAAGAAAAGATGATACATCTTCAGGATTTTCAAATACTCCTTGAATATTGACTTTTTTTAATAATTTAATATTTTCTCCTAAAAAATATAAATAACCATTATGTAAAAAACAAACAGTTTTTTTATTTGTAAAATCATTATATGTGTAATAAGGTACTCTACTATAAGAAATAATACTAAAAGGAGTTAAATCAATTCCTACGGGTCCAACTCT